CATTGAGGATTTGGGCTGCGAAATTCTGCAACCAACCGAGTGTGGTAAACCGCTGCAACGGAGAACCAACATGTTCCTTTGAAGTAAAGATAAGCGGCGCAGACGCCGAGTTACCTTTAATCTTGACCGTACCGAAAAATTCTTGTCCGAAGATAAGATTTTCGTATCCGGTCGTAGCAGTAGCCCGCGTTGCGTTAGTCGTCAACAGCCACCGAATATCATCGGTAGAACCGAACTCGTCCGGCATGGCACGGTCTTGGGCATACGAACTTACGTGCTTAAAACCGCTTACGGCTTCCAGTCGGTTTCTCTGTCCAACGTGACAGATACCGATAAACGACGCCCTGATAGGTGACGTAGCCACCTTAACACTTGCACTTATCTGGGGCTCAATCATTTTGGTAATCTGGACAAGCAAGTTGGTTACGATTATGTCAAGGTCAGTCTTATTGATAAACGTAACTGTTCCTGTACCATTAGAAGCCGTGGTCTGTGACGCTGTGCCACTGGCGACATCCCTGGTAAGCGTGTCAAGGGTCAGTTTCATGTTGTCCAGAAGTATGTCGGACATTTGGTTCTCGTCATCGGTGATACCAGTAAAGGTCATCCACGAACTTGTTACAATCCATGCCCCGTATTCTTTTAGCCTGACCTGTATATCGGTCTTTGACAAAAGAATCGGCGCAGGGTCAGCGCCCTCAATCAGCGGTGCAGTCTGGGCGGTCGGGTTGCCCCATCTTCGCCACTTACTAATATCGCCCGCGTGCTGAGGCATTGAATCCTTTTTTCCGAATCTTACGTAAATAAAGGCATCAATAACCCGGAGCAATACCTTACTTTGGTAGAAGATATTAATCGGGTGATTAATCCTTGTCGTCGTGTGCATTTGGCTATTAGTAGGCATAATAATTTTCCTTTCTTTTATACCTGTTCACCATTATTCAGCTTATTTATAATCTCTTGAGTCTGCTCTCTCGTCAGCAACTGCTGACTGTTAGGGTCGCCCGCTCCACCGCCACCAGCGGCTGAGCCGCCCATAGGAACGGTATTTGTGTCAAGGTTCTGCCTGTCCAGATGTTCCTTGTTGGTAGCAGTGATTTTCTCTAATTCGGAGAGCTTTCTTGCGTCTATAATAGTTCCATAAACGTCTTTAGCAGATTGAAGATTGGCTAAATATGGCATCTTTTGTTGTAATAGCAGGGCCTCGTTAGACCATGCTATTATCCGTCCGGTCGCAGGGTCTACACTTCCTACGACTTGTGTAAAGTCAGAATGACTCGCGATAAACTGTTGATTGGCTGTAAATACCGTCTGCTGTTGCTGTAAGGCTGTGTCGAGTTCGGACTTGAGCCTGTTTACCTTTACAAGGTTTTCACCTACGTAAAGGTCATCAGCCGTAATGTTAAGCTGCTGCATAGCCAGTTCAAACGTCGAACCCGGTTGTTGAGTCTGGTCAACTTGCCGTTGTTGCGATGTTTGCATCTGCAACTGAACCGACTGCTCAAGTTTCAGCTTCGTCAACTCCAGTTCTTCTTCAGCGACTTTTTTGGCCTCATTTACCTCGTCAAACCTCTTCTTCGGAATCGGGTGGTCATCCTGTGTTGTACCGTCGGCGAGTACGGTAGAAGCATTATCAGCTTCCGCTACGCCGTTCCCAGAGGCGACCTGGGCTACGCCTTGACCATCGACGACCTGGTCTTCTTTTACGTCTGTATCCATTGTACTGTTCCTTTATTTAAGGTAATAAAAAAAGCCCTTGCTCACGTCACGCGACGTGAAAACAAGGGCCTATTTTTTAGGTAATCCTTAGTATTTAGTTTTTATCCAACAGGGCTAAGACCTGCTATTGAATATCCCACTCATTTTAATATTAAAATTTACATCACTGTGTTTTTTCGACAGATTGAAGCTTATCTGTAAATTGTCGCAAGGAAACACTTTTTTCAGTGCCTCGTTTGCAACCTTTATACCATCTTTTTGCTCATCTGTCAAGGTCATTTGTTGATTTCCCTTGCCTCTAATTGCGCAATCAATCTCTTTATTTCAGCGCCTTGAGCCTCTATCCTTTGACTCTGAGCATAATTGAGACGCGAAATATTACTATTGCCGAAAAGTAGTTGCCAATTTTCGGGCAGTTCGGCCAAGCCGTATATTTTCTCTGATTTCGCGCAACCACAGAACAGCAATGCCAATATTATCATAATTACATATTTGGTCATTTGAATTCTCCACATGCGCGCCTGTCTTCTTTAACTATAGCGCCATAATCTACTGTTGTCTCTGCATTGCCATCATTAACCGGTGGATGGCAATAACATTCGCCGCAATTACCTAAAGATTCGTAAAAATAACACTGGCTACAAGTTTTTTTCTTTTTCGCCATAATCTTTCCTTTTTACACTAATAATAGGTTGAGTGCCGGAGTATTTTACACTCCATGTAAGGTCGCGCCAATGACATTTCAATCTTTGTGCTTGCATTGTCATCGTAATCAGCAACGGCTGTTTGATGCTATCGGGCATATTCTTAGTAAACCGCTCGTCAAGTTTTATATCAGGGTCGATAGTTGGAGTTATGACATTACCCACGTCTTTTCCTTTCAAGAATAGCTGTCTTGAGTTTTTGCTTTCGCCGCCGCAGCTCCATTTCGTTCATTTCCTCTTCGGTCATGCTCTGGATATTGACTATGCCATTACAGTTTACACTAAACTTTAGTGTCTCTACGTCAACGTTATTTTCCAAGGCCACCTTTTTCAGCATAGCCACGGTTTCTTCCCGAAAGTCTTCTCCGAGCGAACCAACCTCTGATGCGGGTGTCCATATTTTAGCCGGTCTTACCACGTCTTTTCCTTTTTCTTTTGCGCAACCACTATATTGGCGCTCCGTATCTACGCCATTTAATATTTTTTGTAGGATAAGTTTTATTTTGTTTAAAAACTCGCGCAGTTTCCAAAAGCTGAGTTGTTGTTCTTAATAAATACTCTACGTAAAATTTCAATCTTATTCTTTCGCTATGGGACTGAAATACCTTCAACCCACAGTTTTTACATAATTTCCTGAATCCAGTTTTGCTTTCAGTCTCTTGGTTGAAACTGTGTCTTTGGAATCTGCCTTTTTTGTTTCTTATGCAAACCATTAACGTTTTTTCCTTGCTAATTTTTGCGCGATACCAAAAAGCCTCATTCGCAAATTAACATTACCCGTCATCTCGAAAATCAAATCTGCAATTTTATCAATAAATCTGGAATCAGGATGAGTGTCCATTATTCCCGAAAACATATCCTCGAAAGTTTTTTGTTCAGCTTCTGTCAACATCATTTTCTCCTTTTTCTTGGCTTAACCGACATTTTGCACCTGCCTGTTCTTATCCTGTGCTATCTGCAATCTAACATCTTCTTTCAAAGAGTCAACAACTAATTTTACAAGCGGGTCAAGTTGTAACTTTTCGATTTGCGCCGCCGTCTTAGCCCTGTTCAAAGGTATCTCTGACCGCTTAGCCTGCGCGTCGGCGATATTTTCCTCTGCCTGAGATATTTGGACTCGCGTCAGGCCCTGAGTTAATTGGTCAGTAGCCTGCTGGCTCTGTAGTTGACTCTGTTGCAACTGTTGTCTCTGCTGTAACGACCGCTGAATCGCCTGCAACGTCATGGTCTTAAACTGCATCGGGGAGGCTTTGATTAACATATCCGCTGTAATAACGCCCCTGAACTCGTCCGGTAATTCTAACAGCAGGCTCTTGAGTTCCTGATAATACATATTCTGCTGGCTGTCGGTCAACAGGCCCTCGGTGGGCGCACAATCGAATCTCGTCAAGTCATCGTCATAAAAACCCTGCACGGGTTGCTCGTTGATTATTTTTTGTATCCGTTGCGGGCTGTAATTAAGCTGTACTATCTGTACCTGCTTGCGACCAAAATCCCTCTTGGAAGCCCTGAGGTTCTGGAACATCCATGCCTGCCCGGTCAAAGCCTTGCCTGTCCGGTACTGATGTAGTACCCCGGAAATCTCTACGTTTTTCTCGTCTGTACCGAATATCTCCTGATTAAGGCCTCCTGTTTCAGCATGGTCTTTGTCAACGACAGCTAGCGCAGTAAATAGTGATTGAGGAACTTCTGAGGCAGGCATTTGTTTGAATATCTGTTCAAGAAGCATTTCGTCAGGCGTGTTTTCATTGACCTGAAGATTGATACCTTGACCACTCTTATAGGCCTCTTCAGCATTCATCAAATGCTTACTTCGCGTAATCCTTACCCCCTGAATCTGGCTCTCTATTATGTCCATAATCTGGTTCATTCTACGATTATACATTCGCTGAGGGTCGCGAAGACCTCTGGTAAACGACTGAAGTTTAAGTTCGGTGCGGGGTTGTTCGGGACACCACATACCATGAACCCATGTATAATTGTAGTCTCGTATCTTCATGGGGTTATCGCCGGTCCACACAACTTCGTCGTCTACGAATATCTTCAACTCCACCTTGTCCTTGATGTCCCTGAACTTGACGAGTATCGGCATTCCGTTAGGTAGTTTGGCCTTCTCAATAATCTGGTTCGCTAAATTCTTATCACCACTGGCTTCGTCTCGAACGAATGCCTTGAAAGTTTTTTGCTGGCCGGTGATGCGACTTTGAACGACTGAAATCTCCTCGGTAGTCCTGTGCCACCATTGCTCGAATAATCTTTTACCGGCCTTGTTCATCATGGCAGGCGACCCCTGGAACGGCCAGCGACTCGAATGAGTCAAGGGCTTGATGCCCTCAATCACATCAGCGCGGGTAGGTACTAACATTTTGGCCTTATCTTCAGAAATCCATTGGCCGGTAAGAATATCACCACAATCGTCGAGGTTGTCTCTCGTAAGCCCGTGGTCTAACAAGAACTGGTTATAACCTAATCTGCCGTATTGTATCAAGCCGTTCCTGTCACGCCACGATTCTATCAGGTTGTGGCCCTGAACCAAAATACCCCACTTAAAGGCCTCGCTCAAGGTATCATAACCGCTGTGCCGGGCCATTAAACTCATCAGAACCCCTGTGTGCTGGTTGGACGCCTTGTCTTCGGCCTCGTCGAAATTGCCTTGTGGGCCTATTTTGAGTATATGACGATTCCTTATCTCGTAGCCATGTAAAAGATTGACCTGGCGGCCTATTTTGTCGATGGTATGAAGTAATCTATGCTGGCGGTCAGCCGCCTCCATCTCCTCGTGTGAATGCTGGGCTTTGTGATAATAGTCGAGGTCGAGACACGCCTGCTCGTTAAACGGGCGCCATGCGGTATCGTTTATCTCGTAAACGTCGTGGAATTCAGATCTTGTTGTTTCGTCGTTAGGCATTTATTCGTACTCGTAATATATATTTTCTAAACGTTTGTCTCGCATCCACCTCATCAACCCTTTATCTGTTTCGCAAGTGGCTCCATAGCGAATCCTTCGTCTTTCGCCAGATATTCTATCAACCACAAATGTTTTGGGTTCGACCATTTATCCCGTTCGTCTATACTTATCAGACCATTTATTTATGAGAGACTTGGTAATTGAACTGCCTGAAGACGATAAACCACCTGTTTTTAGCCTCTGGCACAGTTCTTTTAGAGAATCAGCCGGATGACTTGCCCAATCGTGGAGCGGAATTTCCTTGTAAACGCGGTTCTCCTCATCGTATTCCCTGCGATAGTGGTCTAAAGCCTCTAAGCCGTCTTTGCACTTGTTTTCGTCGAAATATAACGATAAAAGAGTATCACCGACTATATTTATGCCTATATCCTTGCCGATTCGGGCATTTACAACTACATCGTACCCCAAGTCCTCCAAAGCCTTCTTGTAAGACTCACCGGAAACCTTACTTCTTGCTTTAGCATCGTGAGGAAGTATCACTTTGCCGTAATTATAACCTCTTGAGTCAAGAATCTTAGCATAGTGGTCGACGAACTTACCGGTATTCTCGTAATAATCTATAACATTCCTCTTGCCGCGAACTATTTGTAAAAACCATACTGCGGTACAATCCAACCCTATGTCGAAAGACAAGTGCACCCTGACCGATGGGTCGTAAGGAATATGGCAAATATGGCCGTTGGCCCTCAACTGGTTCATTTTAGACACGTAATAACACGCATCTAAATCGACCTCATCGTGGCAGTTCATTACGTATTGCTTGAATTTGGCGGGCGAATCGACCTCCATGCGCCTTAAATCGGCAATAAAATCGGCCGGTAAATTGGCCTCATTGTCAAAAGAAGTCGCCTGCATACACGAATAACCCTCTTGAGGACTCTTAATGAACATCTTCCACAACCAATTATGACCGTGAGCGTTGGCGACAGGCATAATCTGCCTGAGGGGGTTCTTACACATCGATAAAAGAAAATCATGTATACCACCGGCTTTCTCGATCACCGCCCAATAATCCTCGTCAATCTCCAACTCACGCCTCAATCGACCCCTCAAGAGCTGAAACTGGGTATCCGTAGGAAATTCCTCGGCCTGTTCGATATAACCCCAACCCAAATTAACGTTCTGCAAAACACTCAATTCTTTAGCATGGCGGAATAAAATAGTCGAACCGTTGGCGTATTTGGCCTCTTTAGTACCCTGCGGGATATGCTTGCCCGTCCATTTCGTAAAATCTTTCATAGTAGAGTCGCGAAGGTCAGTGTATTTGCTCCGAATTACCACACCGAGATTATTTTTGTAAAAACGACTCAATAAGTCACACTTCATCAACGCCCACATGGTCTTGCCACTACCCCAACCGGCAATAGCGCCGGGAAAACGATTCAAAGCAGTGTAAAAATCCCACTGGAAAGACTCAGACTCGATTTTTATGGTCTTAGTCGGCATTTATTTCGGCCCTTTGCAATCTTTGCCCCGTCTATGATTAGCAGTACGACGATTATCACGCCAGAAAAAGACTTTAAGTCTTGTCTTCAAAGGCACATAAGCTATATTATGTACTAAGCCACAATCGCAACACGCGAAATTCATATTGGCTACTTTCTTGCCACGGACCTGTCGGTACTTCATAACAACGGGCACGTCTTCTTCTACATCCTTAAATTTTCCCATTATTTAAACTCCAGACCTAAATTGTCTTGTATTGGAAAGGGGGATGTGATTATAATAGTTCATTATCCACCTCTTTTTTATGACCGGAACAAAAATGCAACTTGCCATCATTTATAGGCTCACAAATACTACAAACGCCCGTTATAGCGATATCGCTCTCGTCTATGATAATTGGTATATCAGACGCAATCGCTACTCCAACCCACGGCAAACGAGGGCTTGGTGATTCCCACGTCACTGCAATAAAAACAAAAACTACGAATATTGCTATCAAATACCTCATTATCTACGCTCCTTGTCTTTTATTCAAAGCCGTCCTGTAATTGCTGAGACATATCATATTTTCCAATCCAATCTCTATATAGGGACTCGCCTTTATATAGCTTCTGTCCTGAGATAAGGAGTCTCTTTTCATCCGATACCTCTGCTTGCAAATAGTGCGCCAAGTCCTGTCAATGGCGGAGCTTGCTGCTGGGCTGCGTACGCCGCTGCCTGTTGCGCCTGTAGTGCTTGCCGGTATCTCGCTGCGTCAAGGCTAAGAGATATTCCCGGTTGCGGCTGTACCCGCCTGGCCTCGACCTGCTGCGGCTCGTCGTTCTCTACTCTCAATACTAATAGGTTGTCTTTGTCTTGATTCATGCTAATATCTCCGCTACTGACCGTGCGTGCTGCAACCAAGTAGTATTGGGAAAACGGGGCGCGTTAATCACTACCTCCGTTACTACTCCGTCATAGTCCTCGTCCCCCGGCAAGCTGACTCGGTTGTGTTCGTTCGTGTCCAGTTTGTCCGATGTCTTATATGTCCCGGTGTTGACTGTGTGCTGGTCGACCTTGCCCCGGGACTGGTTGTTGGCTGCGCACTGCTGTTCGGGCATGGTTTGTTCGGGTTTGTCCGCCTTAGGCTGTTCGGGCTGGATTTGTTCGGGTTTAGCATGGTGTATCTGTTCGACCTTGTTCGCGTTCGTTGAACCTGGGCGATCCTCAGACGTTTTATTTGCCCGTTTATCCGCCATTCGACACTTATCAGAGCAGAAACGCTCCTGTCGGCCCTGTAACACGTTCTCACAATTATCTCGTTTACACTGCATTATACGTCCTCCGCTAATAACCAATCACAAATACGCCCTATTTCGAGCACAAACGCCGATAACCACACAAACAAAATACAACCGAAGAACACACCCATTATCCGTCCTCCTGCTCAATAACCGCACTTTTAACCTGTTTCGGCGCCTTCGGGCTAATGATTATAACCGTCTTTTCGCCGCCACCGGCGTCCTTGTCCATCCCAAACAGCCGAGCCTTGCCCGTTACAGCCGTTGACGCCGCCGCTGGCTGTCCTATCCTCATGGCTAACAGTCTGGCCTCTTCATACTCTTTTTGAGCTTTAGCGACCGTATAGTCCGTCTGTGAGGCAAGCTGAGCCTTGCGACTATCTATCTCTAACATTAGCTCACTATTTCTAACGTTCTCATATCCTCTTTGACTTTCTGTCCCGGGCGCGTAAACAGCCAATACAGCAGCTTCTGTCGGGTTGCATCCCGTCAACATAGCTTCAATCCATGCTTGCTGTTTTACTGTTCTGTTTTTAGTCTTTGTTGGCATTAAACAATCCCCTCTTTTTTCTTACCCCGCCCGCCGTGAACCTCTCTATCAGTCAACCACGTGGGATATTTGCCGCCAAGACCCTGTCTGTAATTCATTATAGTCTGGCCCCAAGGCTCCATGTTATCTGGGAAACATACGTGCCAGCCAGCGAAAAACCCGCTTACCTTTACGAACTTGCCGCATGACCCGCACGTAGTCATTAATTTGTTACCGACTGCGAAATATCCATCTGGTATTCTATTTACCATTACCCAAAGCCCCTCTTTTTCGTAGAACTTTCCTGACTTTGTTTTTTCCTGTTTCATTTATATAATAATCTTATGTCTCACAGTGGCCCTTATTGCATCCTTAAGCCTGATTTATCAACTATTTTCATTTATTCTCATTTTGTGCTTGCTTTTCGCTTATGTTCTGTTATACTTTATGTCGATGATAACACTAACTTATTGAAGGATAAAAGCATGAAAACGATTAAAGTAATTCAGCAAGGCAAGCGATGGATGGCTTACTTCTCAGATGATGGGCTTTTGCTCCCTACTCCATTTTCGCCACTTAGCCGCACGATTGAAGATGTAAAAGCTAAACTCCAGACCCTCAACCCTGATTATACTGTTATTGATTAGTTTTATGAATGGTAACTGATAACCTTATTTGGAGAACTTATTATGGCCCATACAAAAGGACTATGGCGCGTGCGAACAGAACCAAACTTGACCGCTATTGTAACCCTAGCAGGAGAGATGCAATTATCTCTCTTTAGCTCTCTTTTAAAGCCGCCCTTAGAATGCGGACTAAAAGAATGGGAAGCTAACGCTCAACTCATGGCCGCTGCACCCGAAATGTTTGATGTATTGCGTTACTGCCGTGGTGAATTAGCAGGCTGTAGCACTAAAATCCACGAAAATGCTATCCGACTAATTGACATGGCTATCGTACAAGCTGCGCCTTAGCCCCCACTCGCTCCAGGTCGCCGGACTTGTGAGATTAAGATTATTAACTTGTAAAAGACCTTTTTTAGGAGTCCTGTCATGGAACTTATGACCGTCAAAGAAGTCGCGGATTTACTCCGTTTATCTGTTAATCAGGTATATTTATTAAAGAACACAGGCGAAATTCCCGGTTCTGTTAGAGTCGGTAAGGCTATACGCTTTGACAAGGCTGTAATAGAGGCCTGGATTAAGAAACAGACTGAAAGCTGATTATTCCCCATCTTTGCCCCCGTCTGATATTGTCTGGCATAGAGTATAAATCGCCGCTCCTGCCATAATGACAATATCCTTGCCTGCTGGCAGGTCTGCAAACGCTATTGCTGCGATCGCTGCGATTATTACACCGGCCCGTTTGTGAGCCAGTCTGTCCAATATCTTTAACCACTGTTCCATTATGATTCAACCGTTAAAATGTGCCCAAAATCATCATTAAGAATAATCGCTCGATAACCGCTTCGCCGCCAAGCAATCCCTCTTGATGGTTGGTAAGGGTTATAGGGCGCTACGCCCTCTACTAAAGGCACTATAGGTGTTTCTATCTTTCCCCATCGGCGCCATTTATGTCTATATGGCTTGATTTTAACTGCCGCCTCAGCTTTCCCCAAAAACCCCAAAGGCATAGCAAACAGCCCTGCAACTATCTTTCCGAATGTTCGCCTGTTCATGGTAAATCGCCGTATATATTAGAGTTATCGTAAATATCAGCGTTGATTTCTACTGCCTCTGGTGGGTTTATTGGAAAAATAAGCGTATAATCAGCGTCACCAATTCTTATAATTATTTGAGCCCTCCCTGTCAGTTCGATTCCACCGGATACATATTTATACAATTCGTCAGCGTCTGGTATATTTATTAAAACCGCATTATCTTCTGTTGATAACTCAAGCACCATTGGCTGAAAAACATCATCAAACACAAAATCGCCAGCATCTGTAATTACGCAAAACGCATTCGGGTCAATCCCGCTGTCTGTGTCTATCTCAAGCTCAAGATTCGGGGTGCTTGCATCAATCTCGAACGGGAAAGTTGTAGCATAAGTAACCGATGGTTCATCTAATATAAGCTCCGTTTCAGTGATAACTGATTCGATTTCGTTTTCTATCCTCGCTGTATCAGCCTCGATAAAATGAGTTAATCCCATGAAAATACATGCAATGGTTAAGAAGATGATTGTTATTATGCCGCCTGCTTTGTTCATGTTACACTCCTTGAACCTCAAAAAAACTCCGACATCCAAAGAGGCCGGAGGCTCGATAGGCAATGTCCTTTTCTTTCTACCGAGGATGTTCGTTTAATATAACCTCTACGCACAGCTTTGTCAAATGTTTTTTCAAATATTTTTTATTTTTCCTGCTACCTCAAAAGTAGCAATGCCACTTTCAGCGTAGCAATAGTAGCATCTCAGGTCAAGAATCATCCACCCCAAAGATTTATCGCTTGTAAGTCCTTGCGTGGTAACGAGTTAAAAATTTATTCAAGATTTTTCTTGCAATCGCCGATAAATATGTTAAGATATAAATTATGAAACGCAGAACAAATAAACTTACTAAAGCTGGCCGGGAGGCAATTCAGGCGCGAGCCTTTTCTGCGTTTCAACTCCCGGTCCAGCTTACTTATGAAAGCAGAGGTGAAAAATGAAAATCGAAATTCCAAAAGTAAATCGTCGGATGTTAGATTGTGTCCGGTTTGTTGCCCGCGCAGTCTCCAAAGACAACAGCCGATATGCAATCCAGAATATTTTGGTTGAAAAAGGCCGTTTTGTTGCTACCGATGGCAAAAGGCTTCATATTGCCGATATTCAGCATGATTTTGAGCCCGGTATGTATGAAGTAGTTGTCTGCAACCAGTCCCGCGTAGTTTTGCTCAAGATTGAAGACGGCCACTTTCCAAAGTACCAGGACATCATCCCGGAACGCAAAAGTTATTTTGAAGCTAACGACGCTTACGGTGAAATTACTATCGCTATGAAGATTATTTACGGATTAGCAGCTAAACTAATGATGCACAATCCAAAGTTTATACATGAAGCCGCAGTCGGCAATGATTGGAAAGTCTATTATGGTGAACCTGACCGCCCGATATTGCTTGTTAGCAAAACAGGTAAAAGAGCAGTCATTATGCCAATTACCCCGCCGATAATTCATTACGAAACATCTTAGCCAGTCACAGCCCTTGCCGGGCGCTGGCTAACTTTTATGAAAGAGAGGTGAAGTATGAGTAAACCGAACTGGTTAGATGTAGAAACGGGGGCCGATGTAATGATTATAGACCTTGGCTATTTAACCGAAGAATCATCCAGAGATCGAGCGGATAAACTATTTGCGCTTGGAATCGGCAAAAAAAACCTTATTTGGGGTCCATCCACAGGAGACCCTCGTATCCACATGAATATTCCCAAAACGAAAAGGGAAGCAGTTTTGGCGACGTTTACTGTCAGCAATAAAAAGACGTGGTTTGGTGCTACACATAGTTGGTTGAATTAACCGGCGCTGGCTTACTAACTTTATGGAAAGGAAATAGGATTATGAATGCAAAAAGAAGAACTCTGCTAAACAATCTCATCGCCGACTTGGGTATTATCAAGGACGATGAAGAAACCGCCTATGATGCTATGCCAGACAGCATAAAAGAAACTCCGCAGGGTGTAATCTTAGAAGAAGCCATTGAAAGCATAGAAACTGCTATAGGCTACCTTAATGAAGCAACGGAACACTAACCCTTTACTTAGGGAGTATATACAATGAAACACGAACAAGGAATACTACACAACCACGGCATATTTATACATATTACCAACAAGCACGATATAGCCCGAAACGACGGAAAACATGGAATTCTTGCCAGAATGAATGAGGTAGGTACAGCTTATCAGTCAACATTAGACCAACAAGAAGCCAACGCCTCTCGCCTCGTCGAGTGCTGGAATGAACACGATGCGCTCGAGGCAAAAGCCAAGTCTCAGCCTGATTTGTTGGAAGCGTGCAAGTGGATAAACAAGTTTATGTCTACAGCTTGCGATGGTGGTGATGCTTGGTGTGCTGTACGAAACCAGCCCGGTGCTTCTGATTGGGCAGAGTCAATGGCAAAAGCCATCGCCCGCGCCGAGGCAGATTAAGTTGTCGCAAATGTGTCGATGACTGAAAAAACATTAAAGCCCCAGCCCTGGATCGCCGATTATATTGTATACTTTAAGCAGAAAGGGCGATTCCATGAGGGACTTAGCTTTCTACAAGGGCAAATACGTATTCTTCAGGCAGATACTACCCAAACAAAAAACCATGCCCTGCTTCTATGAGATTCTGGCAGCGCTGCGATTCACTGCACGCAAGATTGAACAGATTGAGAAGCGGGTGTTTAGTTAGCCTTATCTGTGCTTTTGGCTAAACAGCTTAGTTTTCTGAGTTGTATAATTTCAGCCAACAGCAGCCATCATTACAAGTCCGGGCTTTCGGTTCTAAATAGAATACCACCCAACCCCGCTTTCTCAAATATCGCATCATTATTCTGTGGTGTACCGATTTAAAATTCTTTAAAAATGTCATTATCTTGCTCATTTCGCTTTTCCTTTCGCCTAATCTTCACGCCTAAAATAATACCTGTTGCCCTCTCTCAAGCTCTTTTACTGTTATGCCCTATGCCAGCAACACTTCTTGAATTTCTTGCCTGAACCGCAAGGACAAGGCTTGTTTCTTAAACTGTTTTTGCCTTTGATGCGCAATTTTCCCAGAACTGAGCGATTATCAAATTTTGATACTTGCATTTCCAGTTTCTGTTTCGCTGTCATTGCTGCTTCTTCTATCGAAACAGATTGCGCCTGAAATATCTTCGGTAATTTTACCAACTGCTCTTTTGTAACTATTCTGCCTGTTTCTGTGTTCATCCTAATTTTCCTTTCATATTATCGTATTTATCAAGTTATCAATCATTCGTATCGCCTATACTTAGCACAGCCGCGACCTGTATTATGACACCATAGGGCTTTAAGAAGGGCTTTCATCCCCATTGCTCCGCCATTGCCTTTGCTATGCCTGGCAAGGTCACACTGCGCAGCTTACCCCTGTCCTTAGATGGTGTCATTTTGTGTATTCTTGCCTCGCGGCCAGCAACAAGTTTTGTAGTCCCTAATTTTCGCAGACCCTTTAGCCATAAACAAGTCGCTTTTGTTTCGCCATGTCCGTATTGCCAAGGCTGAATTATCTGGTCATACTTGCGACCTATTATGCTAACAGCGTATTTATGCGGGATAGGATTCTCTACTGCAATTTTACCCGCCATGCCCATATTAAGTAACCTTTTGAAAAACTTGGCCGCTTTATTCATTTTTTGCCATCTATCTAAATTCCTTGAGCCGTCCTCGTCGTATAGCCACCGAACACCGGAATTGCACAAATAAGTACAAGGCGGGTGGGCGATTACTAAATCCCAAAACTTATCGAGCAAATACTCTATGTCGCCTTGGATATGCTGGCCCGGTCTCTCTGTAGGCAACAGGTCGCAACTCCAGGCATCGTGCCCTCGCTCGGCAAAGGCGTCTCGGACTATACCGCTAAATTCACACGCAACTAAGACTCTAAGTGCTTTCATTGCTTGCCTCTGGGGGTAGGGTTTGAAACTCTTCCATCCATACCGCTGCAACCATACTACTGTTTTCTTCTGCGATTGCATTTTTTATAAACTGCATTACCTTTTCGGCATATATCCGCAAATCCATAGAGTCGTTTGGGGAACGGCCATTGTTGCAAAGCCTAAACGCTGTCGGGTTTATTTTTATCTTGATTATTTCTTTCATCTTACATCACTCCTGAAAGTATATCACAATCGGGTTAAATAGCCAGTACAAAAACAAAGACCAAAATAACAGCCCGCCCGCAATAATAAAATACGCAAACAATCTACGCATGAATTTGCTGCCGGGGCTTGAATAGGTCATGGTTTAATCACCTTAAATTCTATTACCCATACCCACGGGTTTTTATCCCAGCCGAAGCCCCGCTTTTTGTTTATTGAATCCCAAAGACCGTGAAAACTTCTACGTGCTGTTTTGCAAATCGTGCTACATCTAATGCTTTTAAGCTTTGCTGGGCTTACATCACCATAATACTCCCAGCCCCATACACCAAAACGACATAATTCTTGTACGCCCTCCGCTTTTGCATCGACTTCCGTTATATCCTGTATCCTCTCCACTCTTACCCCTGTTTTCTCGACCCAAGTACGGGCGTCTTCTTTTTTCATAAAAATTGACGGACACTTAAACCAGCCCGCCTCGTTTTTCTTAGTGCAGATTTTTATAGGAGGATTGTCTAAATACCTTGCTCCGAAATAACACGCATCAGTCGATTTCTTGGCTACAAATTTATATGCCTGTTTACCTGTTTTGGTTTTGCCGTTTTTGACCCAATGGCCGTAAAGATAATGAGTTTCCCGTAACCACAGCTTGTCGCCGACTTTACCGTAGGGACACTTGACATAAGTGGGATACGTTTCTATAGGCCATGCGTAATCCATAAATGCAAACTCGTTTGACTCCCACGATGTAGGCTTTTTGCCAAGCGACCAAACTGCAATTTCGCTATCATGTTCTTTTACAAAACGGGGTAATTTTATAACTCGGCGAGTCTGTGTCTTACGCCCATCGAGTATAGCTCGTACCATATCGCCTTGAAATATTATTGGTTTTTCCATGTCATGCTCCTAAACTTCTATAATTTCCCCGCGCGGGTGTTTCTCAGGCAGGCTTGTCTTGGCGCCGAATATGCGCACGGCTTGGTAATAGTACCATGCACGGAATTTTACTAGCGCCCGCTTACGCTTGAATATTTCCCGATTTAGCCAAGTGTCTTTTTTCTTTCTCTGCGCTTTATTCAAAATCACAAAAGCATCTTCAATTATCATATCGCGTAACAACTCGTCTGCGTACTTGCGATAGGAACGGCTGAGTAGCTTCTCTCGCATAAGCTGGTAGAGTGCGTCATGCACTAAAGAGGCCCGCATGTTTGTCTTGTCATCGAATGTCGGGCCGCTGGCGCCGTCCCACGCATAGCCACGATGTATTGCAAGAAGGCAATTATCGTTATCTGGGTTAATATCTACACAAATAGCTATATACCTATGTCTTATTCGGGGCAATCCCTTTACAGCTACCCTGACCTGCTCCATCAACTCATATTTATACCCATGTAGTTTTCTGTACTTCATACCTTGTACTCCTTTTCTAAAGCCTCTTTGGGCCAGTCCCTGCTCGAAACCGACGGATTTACATACACCGCCTACCCGTGTTCCTTATTCCGGCACTGTGCTCATTTCTTTCAATACCCATTCTGTAAGCTCTTTTGCAAGTTTTGGATTTACGGGTTCTATGACATTAGCATAAGTCGTCATAGCTGCCCGACTTGCCATTGCGTGCATATCCGCTTTACTTTTACCTTTGGGCTTCAAAATAAAGTATTTCATTACTAAACCAGCCATAATCTTGTCTCCTATTCCGGCACTACGCCGCCGCTGCCGACAGCAATGCCTAATTTTAGTACGCCCTCAATCATCGCTTTCTGGCTGGCCTGCTCGCCGATGGTGATTGAAATACCCTCACCCTCGACAGTTACGTTCTCTGGACTCAGCCAGCCTCGATTGTAGTAAATCCTTGTACCGTCAGGCTTTTCGAGTTCTGCGTGTACGCCACAGCCCGTCATCACCATACAAATCATGGCGCCCAGGGCTATGCACAATAGGCCAAAAGCTATTACGCCCACCAACCCCCAATTAAAATTAGCCCAGCTAAAGTTAGTTTTCATTTTATGTTCCTTTCAAAATAAGTTTTAGTTCTGCTTCTAATTCTCTTAACTCGTCCGCCCGCCATTGCTTCAAGCAGTTGCGACGAGGTATTCTCCTCATAGGATAATCCGGGTGCGGTATCAACTCCCACAAATACTTATGCAACTCTGGATATTTGTTCCTGAACCACTCGTAGCCAGTGATAGGGTCATGGGTAAACATACAATGGCATTGATTACACAATAATACAAGATTCTTTAAGTCCCATCGCAACCGAGCACTTTTTGATCGCTCTCGAACATGATGAACATGCCTGCCGCCTGTTTCGAGATTTTGCCCGCATTTTTGGCATGTATAGTTCTCTCGCAAGGCCACAATCTGGTTGCATAGCTTCTCTAATCGCCGGTATATCAACTGTTTCGATGTTTTCTTTTTTCTCTTAGCCATTCTCTGTCTCCTGCTCATCATCTTTTTGGTTGCTTATTGATATGCGCATTATTCCTCTGGTACTGTCCCGACATTCGATAAAGCAACTATACCGTATAGGCTTGTGAACTATTTTCACGTCTCCGTCAATATAAAACGCTTCTTTTATGAACCGCTTAATCGTCAGCGTTTTTTCTTGTGTTGTTTTTTCCTTAGTCATTCTCTTTCTCCCGAATTATCATCCACGAAATATGTAGAGGCAATGTCGGTATTACGCATATCCATAAATGCCAAACTACGTCAGTATCTAACCCCATTCTCATTTTCCGCCGCTTTTCCCAATAAAAACCAACCCAAAAATCACGCTTCTTGAACTCAAGCTTATGTTTAACATTATGTATTATCATTATTCTGTCTCCTGCTTGGGTATTACTTCGAGATATTTACAATTATGTAATATCGGCATATCCCATTTTGTGCCTCGTGTGCCTTTCAAGCAAAATGCTTTTCTGGTTTTAGAATAATATATTTTAGCAAATTGCTTTTTTTGCGTTCCAAATTCTTCAATAGGAATAAACTCAACTTCGCTTCCACCCTCACTCATAACCCCGTCAACCGGGAACGAGCCGAATATCTCCTCGTCGTTCTTGTCCTTGATTCCGGTGGACATGGCGAGGGACAAGAGGAGGACTTCGCAGGGTGACGTTATGTACTTAATGGAAATGTAGCCCGTTAAAATAATATGTTTATCCGCCTTTTTGTCGCAGAAGTAATACCCCTCAACCACTTTCCCCTCTTTTGTCGTGCCTCTGAATTTAATCATGGCTTTGCTCCTAATCTGTACTCTTTTGCGCTAAATGCCTTTGTTGAGCGGCGCGTGGGCTTGTTCCGTGGGCTTCGCTTGCGATGGTAGCTTGATTTTACCGCCGCAATACATGCAAAACTTAATGCCGTTTTCCTCTGGCCCGCCCTCGGTAAACCGATACGCATGACCGCACCCGGTATTCCAAAACTCGTCACCGTCTTGGGGGTATTCATAGTTATCCGGCTCATATTTCCATTCGCACGTCTTGGCGGTAAGCTGCTTACGCAATATCGCCACGCACCCGCAACACTCCTGGTCGTGGGGCGGGTCAGCTACTATCTTCTCTGCTTCGTGGTAGGCGGCAAGCTGGGACTCTAACTCGGCTATTCTTGCCATGTTATTCCATACAGTAACGGCGTTAGCTTTTGTATGATAAACTTCTCCATGCCGCCCACAATTCCCACAATAAATATAGAATTCGCCCGGTACAAACGCGTTCACTATTTGAGCTTTTCCTTCGCAGAGCGAAAACGGACAAGGTTTTAGTTTCTCTTTACTCATGTTATTCTCCTGTAACTATCGTTGCTTTTATCATACCTATTGCGACTTGAAACGCGAGCAAATCAAGCTCGTCGTCAAATTGAGCGACAATCTCTCTTTGTCTTTCATTGTCACACAAGAGTTTGCCGTGATAATCTAACTTCTCGGACAGGGCGAGGCATTGTTTGTCGGTAGCGTCGGCTTTCATTTTGAACACTCGTACAATCATTTTTACTCCTTCGCCTGTAAACTCAATACTTTTCTGTCTGCTATCATCTCACTCCAGCTTGTGTCTGTTATTACCCGCCACTCCCCGCCGTAACTATGCTTCCACGCAGACCGTTCGCTGTGCGCTACTGCGCAGTGATCTTCCTCTGTAGTAATTATCTGAAAAAAGTATCCAGCGTTCAATGTCGTCTTGCCACCGCCGCGATATTGGATGAAATAGTCTGTCCGGGTCGGCGAACGGCTGGCGCACAATATCCAGGCCATCTTGACAAACTTGCCCAGAGCGGGTTTCTTGACTTTGCTCTCAGCCTGTAACGTCCGAATAGCACTCAACGCAGCTTGCCTGTCAATGTTCTTTAGAGCGTATTCCCAGTCCGATGTAAGCGCCCCCGTCCAAGTGGTGTCGGGAAATCGAGCCTGTACCTCACTGACTACGAAAGTTTGGGCCTCAAAATTATCCATCTTCGGCCTCCCGCTCCGCCCTGTACTGTTCAAGGGTTTTGCCGCCTGTTTTAATCGGCTCATCGTTCCACCGTTCCTGATTCAACCACGTTGCCGGATTCGGAATGAACTGCCCCTTATCTTTTTTCCACTGGTCAGACTTCACTTGCCACGCAAGCGTGAATAACATTTTAGACAGCAACACTCCGGATGGTTTGATTTTCTTCCATTTTTTCAAAGCCTCCCCTTTACCAACCTTTTTCGGGTAGTTCTGCCAGAAAATGTCAAAAGAACCATTATTAGATAATAAAGCAGGTTTCCCGGATTCTCCCGGAGTTTCCGGTAGTTTTCCGGACTCTTGGTTGGTTGGTTGAGTTGTATTGGTTATTAGCCAGCCGACGTTTTTGCTCGTTAATATTTTTAGAGCGTTTTCTATCTGTTTCTCAGGCACGTCAATTATGAAAGCAAGGTCTTGGATAGTTGCCGGTTGGTCTTTTTCATTGAGCAAATCCCCCCTTTTACCCCTTGACTGGTCTCCGGAAATTTCCAGAAGTTTACAGAATATCCCGAAAACTTCCATCGTTTTCTGCCCCGCCGCCCTTTTGAGTTTCCTGAAACCAGCCCCTTGCTTGTGCCCGTACACCTTGAGCCGAATATACTGAAGCGGGCCAGCCCGTAATTCTTCACCCTCTTTTGGTTCTCGGCCCTTGATACTCACCTCATATCTTTTGTCCCAGTCAGTTATTTTGAACATCCCGCCACCCCCTTGGCTCTGAAGGCGTCCAGTTTTTTTCGGTACGCCTTTCCAAGCCCTTTTGCTCCAATCTTTTTAAAATGTCCGAACATTTTGTCGATTAGTTCTTCTTGTATATCGACATCTGTAAGAACCCAAGAGATCGCGCTCGCAATAAGTTCTGGCGGAGCAGAAAAGATGCTCGTGTTTACGCCATAAGCAATTTCCAGCAAATCGTCGGCGAAAAATTTTGACCTCATATTTATTATCAATAGCTCTGAGACTTCCTTGAGAGTCTCTTTTTCGGAGTCATGGCACGTTTCGCATAAAGCTGCTAATGCCTTGTCGGGGTAATCCCATGGCTCTCTGTTTGGCAAATAGTACCGATGGTGTATATGTAGAGTTGATTCTGTGTTGAAGCATATCTGGCACGACCAGTTGTCTCTTTCGAGTATCTTTAATCGCAATTTCTGCCACCGGGGGTCTTTGAATTTTTCTACGTACTCAATTTGTTTTTTCGTTCTGGTTACTCTTTTGTACTTAGCCATAATATTATCCATAAAAAAGACCGTAGCGGGCTGGTAGAACCCAGCACAGAGTGAGGATTGCCCCGCTTACGGCCTTATACTGTCTAATTGACTCTGTACCTAATCCTACCATACCCTATTATACGCTCCCTGTTCGGCTTTGTTCAGATTCTTTCTCAATCAGTTCCGGGTTCTCGTGGATTGAACCTATGACTTCGCCATTTGTTTCATTGCATATATTATGCCAATATAAGTTCCGCACAGGAATTCCTTTTTGGATTGGAAACAACGCCCAGCCATCAACCGCCATTTTGACGACGCTTATAATACCATCTGCATCTTTGTATATATCGTCTCCGTATATTTCCTGCCCTATAGAAAATTCGTTTGTGCGCTTCTTATCGTGCAGGCCGGTGAACTGCATAGGTAATATATATTCGTAGTATTGACTTAGTTTTGTAGAATCACCATGAACATTAATAAACCCCCTGCCGTCAGGGCTTATAGTTAATTGGTCTTTTCCCATTGTCTCTGGCGAGTACATTTTCTTTTTTCTTGTACACCACCCCCTAAATTTAATCTGTCTCATAATTTCCTCTCAATATTAGCCTTGTATTTTTCGAACGTGGCGATGGCGTCTACTACGCCTTGAATATACATATTGCTATTACTCATTCGGTAGCGATGTTGTAAGTATCGCCTCCGGCGCTTGAGCCGTCGTATATCCGCCTTGACTACCGTGATTTCGTCTGATTGTTTTTTGCGGGCGTAGCCATGACAGAGCTCGTGTTCTTCGGTCACGGGGTCGTTTTCTCCGAATGCATTGGCATATCCCTTGCAATATTCTTCGTCCTTACAGTCTTTACATCGTCTCATTTCGCATTCCTCTCTAAATATTCAGCAAGTAATTCCGTATCTACGTTCTCAAAAGCTTCATCTGAGGTTTGGACTATCGCCTCTGCAAAGGCCTGGAACGGTTTCATATCACCTCTTAGCTTCGCTCTGTGCAAAGATATAAAAGCCAAGACCTGTACCGGGCTGTTGGTATTGCCTAAGCCCTTGTTCTGATTGTTGCAAATAGCTACCAATTTCTTGTTCTTCATTCTGCCTAACTTAAAATGCTGGTATCCGTTGCAATCCAGTTGGTATCGAATACAGCCGTGGCAATCTTCAATGTGCGAGTGCCGGCGGTTCACTTCTTGGCCTTTCCAGCTTTATATTCTGCCCATGTAGCAGTCCTGAATATCTCTTTGGCATTTACATATCGGGCAAGGTTTTTCTGGTATCTGTCGAATTTATCGAATGGCATTACAAAGGGATCGACTTTGAGGTTTCTTAATGTTTCTATGCGATGCAAGTCTTGGGCCTCTGTAGAATTGTAACCGATAAGCACGTAACACATTAGCTTATAGGGTCTTATGTACTGAAACACTTCTTTCAATTTCGGCACAAGGTCTTCATTCGGCCTGTCCCAAGCGATATGAAATTGCCTGTTTTTCCACCGTTTCAGGCCGTTCAAGGCTTTGCACATTTCACCGGTCAGTGTATGAATATCAATCCCCTGGATATCAACTGGCGACGTGCCTATCCATGAAATTACGTTCCGCCAGTCAGGGTTTGAGAAAAAACTATTGTCCATTATCTTGATATACCTACCGTTCGGATTGAACATTTTGTGCTTGACTAAATGAAAAGCCCCCTCTTTTTTCGGGACCACGCACCACGGGCATTTTCTATCACATCCCCGGCTGAACCACATAAAAGACGCTTTGCACTTTGGATAGATACTGTAATCATATTCGCAGTCAAAAGGCAACTCTGTTGTCAAATCAAAGCCCGTGCCTCCACAAATAGTTCTATCGGGTATTTTGCTTTTATCGGTGTACTTAAACAGGCTGGAGCAATACAAACGGCCATATTTATCATATTCTGCAGGATCGGCCCATTCGACAGTATCGCCCTGATCCTTATGGTGATACGATATTTGCATCAAGGCAGTATTCTCTATCTTAGGCTCTATGTCAATTAGTCCGATACGCATTTAGTCAATCCATTTTACGGGCAAAAAATCTTTTACTGCAAGGCCCAATGCTTCTGTAGCCTGAAACGCCTGCCTCCCATCATCTTCATTACTTACTTCTCCGATACAAGAGGATTCGGTATCACAGATTTTATTTTCCCCATCCCACTCTTCAAGCGTTACCCATACTTTGTACTTTTTCATAATTGCTCCTTTGTACTTTTTCATAATTGCTCCTTTGTAAACAAGCTACCCTGCCTGTGTTCGGCGTTTTGGGGGGAGTTCTCGTCTTCAACAGGCGGTCGGCCATCCAGCCTTATCACTCCCGAACCGTCTCTGCTACGTTCATCTCCAACTGGCTTAATAACAGGTAGGGTCATCCCAAGGGAAGTTTTGTATAACGCCTCAGCGTTTTCTTTCCCGAAAGCTATTAACATTGAACCTGCTCCACACCCGCCTTGTGGCACATATTGATTATCGGCATAAAGCTCCGCCATTTCAGCCGGTACAAATCCAATTCTCCCTTTAATAAAACAGATTGCGTCTGCATACGGTACGTACAAGTGAAACCACCTTGTGTCGCATCGAGCAAAAACTAAAGCTACCCCGTTTCCGTGTTTGCAAAGTCTTTGCATCCATTTTGGCGTATCCATACCATAGGGGGGATTGACCCAGCAGTTCCCGAACCATTTTTTAGTCAGGCCGTCAGGATAAGCGTAATGGATCTGCGCAGGTATCCAGGGGACTACATCCTGCCCTGGACTGCAAGGGTCAAGGTCGAACTCTACGCCTAACTTTTCAAAGATGTACCTCGGCGTGTACCATTCCTTGCTCTCGTTATATGTTGATTCGTGCGTAAAACCCGAACTCATTCTTCGCATTCCTTTCATAGTAGGGGCGGCAGCTTCGGTTTTGCCACTTCCACCGCCGCCCCGGAGGGAGAGAAAACTCTTTCGCTTTGCTTTTGTCATATTATAATCCTAAAATTGGGTAGCGATCCGGGGTTACAACACGCCAAAAATCCGTTTATAACCGCTACCCTCCATCCGTGTCAGTCATCCTTGACCGGTACTTTTTCCCAATTCGGGTCGGGGTTAGCTATAACTATCCCCAAAGGCGCTACTGTATTTCGGAAACTTTCAAATAAATTGCCCGCCTGCTTTGTACTCATTTTTGACAACGTAACGCGGCGTCCGTCCTCATCTGTTGTCGGGCATACAGCATACATCAGTTCGTGCAGGAACCCTTTAGTCAAACCTTGCCCTTTAGGAATAGAGCCATCAACCAGATATTTCATAAAATACGAAGTGTCTATTCCTAAACCATTGGCTTGGGCGATAGTGCTTTCAATCATTAGCCCGAATATCATTTTAACCTGCTGGTGGGATTTGTGCTTTCGGGCACGTTTGACATCAATTTCGATACAACCATCTTTTAAGCCGCCCACTACATCTAAGACGTGTGCCAATACATCTTCCTTAGTGCGTAACTCACCATTAATTTTTTGTGCGTAGATTTTCATTAGAACGGCACTTTCTCATCCGAAGCCGCTGGTTTTTTGTTCTGTTCTTGGCCGATAAACTGAAAACGCTCAACCGTTACAGTTAGCTTGCTCCGCTTCGAACCGTCTTGAGCCTCCCAACTGCTGAACATCAAGCGACCCTCAACAAGCAAGGGGTCGCCTTTGTGCAAATACTTGTTAATGTTTTCACCCGTATCGCCAAAAGCTGTGCAATCGACAAAAAGAACTTCCTCTTTCGCCTGTCCATCCTTTGACTTCCACTTGCGATTGACAGCCATACCAAAACTAACGATTGCTGTCTGGTTCGGTGTGTATGATAGTTCAGGGTCACGGGTCAGATTCCCAAGAAGAATTACTTTGTTAAAATTTGCCATTATTTTTTCTCCGTTATTGCATTTAACATATTATTCTTGATTAAATACTTAACAGTCTTCTTTGCGTCTTCCTCAGTGACGGGATAGACCTTAAACTTAACCCACATGAGGTTTTTTAGTTTCTTTGTATCAACTTTCCCGCCGTCCATGTTTTCTTCGAGCATGATACACAACTTGCTCATTATTTCGGGGTCTGGTTCTGGGTCGTCTGTGCCGCCGTCGTCACCATCTCTGGCGTCATCAATACAGAACATACCATTTAAGGCATACTTGCGAGCATAAGAAGAGGCTGCTCCAGTAATTTGCGACTCGTCCATGCCCTTCCTTTTCTCCGGCTCGCGGGCACATGCAGACACAGTGTGCGTGCTTGTACCATCGACAAGCACGGCTGTCGCTTTGACATAGAAACGGTCACCGACCATTACGATTTCATCGCTGAGTGTCAGAATCGAATCGCCAAGAAGCGGTTTAACGGCTTCCAAAATATCTTCACAAGAGCGATATTTGTAATTGCCAAACGCATTAAATTGTTCTTTTAAGACTATCAAGTTTTTCTGAATTTCACATAATTTCATTTTCTTAACTCCTTATCTGTTTTTCAAATTCTTTTAATTCGTCAATAAACCACATTACGTTATCTTGTATTTTAATGATTTTTTTCATATCCCGCTCAACCCGTATCATCCAAAATGCCTTGCAAGGAATACGGGGGTCATAGCTTACAAAATCGCACCACCTCCGTTCGGTAATCCACATCTGAGACTGTACCTGGATAAAATATTCGGGCGGCATTCTGTTTGCCAAAATATAGGAAAGATGAGTGGATGTATTGGGACATTTAATTTCCACCAAACCATCTTCACCGACAAACCCATCGGGGGAACATCCCGCATATTCGTCCCATTCTACAAATCCCACTTGCTTGACGCTACAGGACATTTCCATTTCGTACAGGTTGCGGGCATATGGTTCGTGTTCTGTTCCCCACTTCATAGCACTATTGCAATAGGTTTCTTGCGGAATACCGCTAAGTCGCTCTGCAAGAACACGGAACATAAGCGTTTTTCTGGTTTTGCTTTCGCCCCCACTCTTGCCTTTGGCGAGAACTGCGGACATGTCAGAAGCGCCGATCTTGCCGCATCTGATTTTTCGCCACTCAGGACTCCTTTGTAGCACATCATGGATAATCATTTTTGCCCTCAATAATTTATTGTTACGTTGGGAATTGAGCCATCAACAATAGCGCTCACAATCTCGTCCGTCTTTTCTTCGTTTTGAACAATCGCAAACAAAAAGATATGTATCCTTTTTCTGATTTTTGATTGATGTTCTTTGTTCTCAATCCGCTTGCGTTCTATCTCTGCCAACCGCTCTTGCTCGGCTTCGGCCTCTTTTCGTTTCCGCTCCTGCTCTGCCTGTTCTTGTTCGCGGGCATTTTCGGCGGCTTCCTCAGCGATGCGTTTTTCTCGCTCGACACGTTCTGCCTCCGCTTGTTTGGCATTTATTGCATCCTGTTGGGTCTTTATTTCGGCTTCACGTTTAGCGACATCAGCTTCTCTTTCCGCTAATTCCGCCTGCCGTTTTTCCTCGGCTTCCCGTTCCGTCTTTTCCCAAGCTTCGACTTTCGCAACACGTTCCGCCTCTACTTTTTCCTCAATAGCCCGGATAGGTGCGGCGTGAACTTCAATCATTTCCTCAACATTGGCAATAAGTGTCCTCTTTTCTTTGTCGATTTCCTGGCACACAGCCAAAGCCTCAGCCTTGGTCGCCCTGTGTATCTCGCCGATTTGCGTCTTAGTCTTTCTCAGCTTGAAGATATGACTCCGGGCATCCTTATTGCCTTGCAGGTCGTCATAGTTGAACACAAGGTTTTCGTTTTCTGTTTTGTACTTGGCGATTGCCGCCCGTACCTCGTCGAATTGTACTAATGTATTTTCCATTTGTCGATTCCTTTATCTAAATCTTTATTCATTTGTTCTAAGCCCTCACAATCCATCTCGTCTATCTCGCGTACAAATTTCATAAACTTTTCTATTAGCTCATTTTGCTGTTGCGCAAAAACCTCCAACAGTTTATCGAACACCAGCTTCTTTAGTTCTTTTTTATCCATGATTCCGCTTTCAAAACAGCTTTAACAAAACACTTCGTAAGCCAGACAGCGGGGTAAAGTAGTATTGCTAATAGGTTAATCATGTTTTTTGCTCCTGTTAAACCGAATGTCCACAAGTAGGGCAGTTTTTTAATGACCAATATTTGTCTTGCCACTTCTTGAGTATATCCGGTGCTTTTCCCATTAACTCCACTTCTGTCTCCTGTTCTTTTGGTTTCTGTGTTATTCTTTCCGCTCTTTTTCCTTCAATCCAGTCATTAACTCTTTCAGGCGAACCATGGCAAGTTGAAGGCAATTCGTTGTAAATATACATGCAAATATCAAAAAGGTTCTCCCTATTGTAATAATCCGCTTTGTTCATCGCCTCAAATAGGTTATTGCATAATACTACGTAAAGAAAACTTCCTGTCGGAACACCGCTATTTGCATATCTTTGTAAACTTGTTTCAATATTTCTTGGTAGCATTTTCGTCTTCCTCTATTTCTGGTTCAATATCGTACTCATAGCCCGTGTCCGGGTCTATACAGTCGTAGTGCTCGGTGAAACGGTCTATCTCGTCTTGGGTGTACCTGCGTATCATTCTATTACCTCTATCGTTATCTTGACCTTTTTCTTTGAGCCGGGTTCAAGACAAATGTTAGGAAATCGGCGGTTAAACGCAGAAGCACAAAAACCATATACGAAAAAAGGCGTAGTAGGATAGTAATACTGCCCATTTGCATCAATACCTTTTTTAATCGATTTGGTGTGTAGCTTGTACCATCCATTTCCACAATTCCTTGTTAACCAAAATACTCTTGATTCTTTTATTTTCTTTTTCATGTCTTCGCCGCCTTTCGCTTCGCCGTGGCGAAAACCTGATTGAGTTTTTGGCGATATTCGTCCTGCTCTTTTGTGAAACAGGCGGATATTGCTCCGCCACGGATTTGTATAGCACCATGTATATCAATTTTGACAGATAACCCGTGCACCTTAAACTCTTCCAGCGGCTCTGCCAGGGCTGCGAGGTCGTCGAATATATTGCCGAGGACGTTGTCTTTGAGTCGTGTTCGTTGTATGTCTACTGATTGGCAATCCACAAGGCCGCCAGTCTTTGACATAATCAATCTGCCGGTCGAATCGGTAATAGCTATTGCTTTCGCATCGCCGCCATCAAACCCATAATCCCCATGCCTCAATTCTGGCTTGGCAAGGGCTAATAACTGCTCTTGCAGGCCCTCTTTGGCCTGCTTGATTCTGATTTCGAGTTTTTGCTGTTCCGTTTTCTTGTATCCTGATTTTAATTGTTTTAGGTGGTTGAGTAACGCGCGATCGGCCTTGATGAACTTCTTGTGGCTGAACGGGTGGGCGTGATAAGCAGTGTGTGCTCTTAAATATAGCGACCCGGTGTTATTACAAGCCGTATCGTTATCTACCAAAGGACACTCGCCGCATTCTCTATGCCTGCCGTTGTAATAATAGAACAGACACAAGCCGCACAAATGACCACTCAATACATTTCCGGCCTCATCCAGTTCCTCCTCCGTAGCATCCACAATCTGCTGATGGTGCCTAATCGCGATGTCCATCGCCCGCTCCGGCGTAGTTGCGTATTTCTGTACTTGTTCTTTTGTTATCCAGTCCATATTTGTTCTCCTACTAATTACATACTAATTTATTTAGGTTTAGTAATGAACGCGGCAGGCAGGATTCTAACCTGTTTCGGTCTTTCGCATAGTACCTGTCGAGTACGCCGTGAGATTTTTGGCGACCAACGCCGCTGCCGCGATCATATTCACTTGTTAAATAGGTGGGGCGGGCAGGATTCGAACCTGCGAAGCTGTGGCTTATTTTATGTCGGACTTCACGCCGACCGCCGCCCCGTTATAGTTATGTCAAAGAGCAACTATCCATCATCCATCGATTCATTGTGCAGATTTACATCAGGACGTATTACAGCACCATTGTTTTGTATATCCGCCCAAGACCATGATTCTGCGCCGTCAACATGAAGCGCGAAACTGATTTCGCCATTTGGCAATTCCCGATGTCTTGTTTCTTGCAATATGTTCTGCACTTTTTCCGCAATCAGCCTCTTTTCTCTTACTGAAAACATCTTCTTGTCTCCTGTTTACAGTTGTTTCAATAGAATGATAATATTAGACAGCTTCATAAGGATTATTATAAGCAATCCAATTTTTACGCCTTCCCGCAGAGATTCAAATGGATTATCCATTTCCTTATCCTTTCAATAAATACTTTAATTGCGGGATTGGGAGTCGAACCCAAACTATCCTGCTTATGAGGCAGGCAACCTACCTGTTAGTTTATCCCGCGACACCGTTACCTTAAAGCAATACCTTTAACGCACGCACCACGCCCACAAATAGCGCATCTTTCACTTTCTGCTCAGTTGGCAGGTCTTCGTAAGGCACGCAACAGGGGTGTTCTTTCTTTTCGGGGTCTTTGACTTCGCCGTACACCCACCCGTCGGCTGCTTTTTCTTTCAGCCAGTTCTCATGCGAACCAGAACAACCGGCATCGGGGTTGTCAATATGGAACTGTACTCCATTGAGGGCGCTTTTCTTTTGCCACTCCGGGGCATCTTCCCAAAGAGGCTGACTGCAATCGCCCTGCGTCAAACAATAAATCCTGTTCGTTTCGTGCGCCACATGCGCGATGTCTTCAATCTTCATTCTTTTGCTCCTAAATAAGGGTTAATAAGTAGGCCCGCCGACAAATACCAATACGTCGATACTGGAGGGGAAATCAGCGGGCCTGAGAGTGAGTTCCATTTCGATTCGATTGAAATTCCTACTATATATCGACGTATCATTCATAAGAATAATCTTAACCGAAAGCGCACAAATAGCAAGAACTTTATAGAATAAAGTCTTGTCAAAAATATAAGTGGTTGCGGCATAAGAGGTTACGGGCAAATATATTTTCAGGAATCTTCAGCTGAATTTTAAGTTCTGAAAAGCTCTACGGACTTATAATAAAACGGGCCGACGCAATGCCGACCCGTTCAGGAGGGGAAAGATGAAAAATCCTATATTGCCTCCGGCCCTCATCCGAAGTTGTTTATATGCCCTTTTACTATCTTTATCTGCTCTTCAAGAGTTATTATCTCTGTTACAAGCATCCCCCTGTTGATATTATCATCAATCCCTGTGGCGGATAGATTGTTGGCAAGAGCATTTAGGGATTCGCAATGGCCCATCATATCAGCTAAAATGCTCTGATTTTCAGCCTTTTCCTCGAATGGACGAGCATCGCCTGCCATTATTTCTCCCGGATAGCATGAATAGCTTCCAATACAGCTTCTTGTCTCTCAACAGCGGTCTCTTGCATAGCCTTTTGTTCGAGTTTGATGTCGTCAATGCCACCCTTGATGTATTTCATCTCTGTCTTGATTACTAAAATATCGTCGCCAGCTTCGTCAGCGGGGTCGCAACCCTCTTTTTTGAGGGTAGCTAAATCCATCGAAGTCGTCTTTTCGAGCGTTACAACGTGCTTTTCGGTGTCCTGAATCGCCCTTGCCTGTACGCCACGGTTGTAAACAAAGCCAATAGTGGCAAATACTACAACCACGATTGTACCGATGTAATATCTCAAGTTTCCGTTCTTCTTTGCCATGATGTTCTCCTATGGTAAAAATGTGCCAGTTGGCCTTCTGAGTTGCTGCTCGAATGGCCTTGCCTTGAACCGTTCTGCTTGGCGTTGTTGTTGTCGTCTTTTTATAATATCTAAATCTATATCAGTGGCAAGCCTTGCAAGCCTTATCAGTGCCCCGGAACTTTTAACCGGGTCTCTCATCCCCTCTATTAGCAATCTCGACCACTTCTTATTAGTGGCAATTCTTGCAAAAGCCACTGGTGAAAATGCTATCAATGCGGCTTTTCCCGGTCTTTGGGTAAAAGCGCCCCCCGTCAATATTCCAGCTTGGCTTATAGCTATAACTAATCTTCCCGTCGCTCCAAATACTGCTGCCGGTTTTTGTAATACTGAAACCGCTCTACCTAAGTTCTTTATTGAAGCTATTTCGCTTGGGCTAAAAGATGCTTTCAATATCGGATCGTCAAGTCTATTGAGAAAAGATTTTGCTATAAAGGCGCCGTCAGCATTTTTTGAACTATTTATCAACGCCTCAATATAACCATGTTTCAAAGCATCCCAAGTTGGCTCATCAACAGTATTCCTAATTAACCGTATTTGTTTACTTGCGCCTTTTTGGAATATCCTTGGCACTGCCTTTTCGGGGTTATCTGCTAAATTACGGCTAAGGTTTTTAATGATTTTGCTGTTAAATACTTCTTTTCCTGTTCGGTGAAATTTATCCGCAAACCGTTTCATCGCTAATGCTTCCGGCGCTAATCGGCGACCGGCTTTATCAATTGCACCATCAGACATTTTGGATAATTGCTTTGTTACACCAAGAGCGACATCTTTTGTAACTGACATATTTCGAGATTGAGTTAATAAAGCTGAACGCAAACTACTGGCTTGCTTAAAAGTTACCCTATCAGGTAAATTAACTATACTGTCTAATAAAGTATCGCCGGTAGCGCTTCTAAGAACTCTCACTTTTGATTGTAAGCGACTTTGAGCGAATTTCTTTAACGGAGTTACATCTACAATATCTCCGACTGCGCCTGACCTCTTGACGAGTTTATCTACTTGGCTATAAATTGACCTCGAAGCTCTCTTGAAAGCAGTATTCTTTTTATTAAGAGTATCCATGAGAATCTCGCCCACTTCCTCGCCGGTTAATCTTCCTGTTGATTTTGCAAAATCATCTGATAAGTCTCTAACTGCTCTTGTTATGGCTGCGGGAATCTGAATTGTCTTGAGTCTTTGTAATCGACCGCCGCCAAGAAGCGAACCTTCTGCGATAGATTCCATTAAATCTATCAAGCGATTATCTGTAGCTTGCGCGAGAGTTATGCCTAAGCCGGATTTACGTAATAATTTTGCTGCTTCTTTTGCGCCTGGAGCAATTATCTTGCGACCTATTGGGGCTAACGCCCTTTTGCCCACAAAACCTATACTCCTCGCAAACCCTCTACCAGCTAATTCTGAGCCAGCCTCTTCGAGGCCTGCGATTAACTGCTCTGTGTAAAGCTCCCTAAGAGTCATCGGCTTTGCGCCGGGTTGATTCATCCTGAATGTTTGCTGGATTCCCTTGCCCCCAGCGCCACCCAAAAAAGCCCCTAACGCAGCACCAGTTAAAATAGCTGTTCCTTTTAATAAAGGATGTCCTGCCGGTATCCTCGCTCCTGCCATAGCGCCAGCTTTTGCTCCCGCCAAACCCCCAACTGTGCCTCCCGCTATTTGTGGCAAATCAGCCTTTAATCCTTGAAAAAATGTAGGGTCGGTTGGTTGAATTTGACCTGCCATTAAACCTCGTTGTAAAAATTCTAATTGACGTTCCTGTTGTAGTTGTTCTTCGGGAATTGGCTCTGATGTTAATACCCGTCCCTCCAGCCCCTGTTGTATATTTTCTAATCGCTGTGATTGCGCAGGTTCACTCGTGACAGTTGCTGGTTGCGCACTTTGTATATTATTTAACCTTATAGCCATAGTTACCTCACAGGGTCGCCTCGTGGCGTCCCATCAGCATCAAAGCCGGTTATTGTAAAAGGCTGTCCGTTATTTATTACAGTTTGGCCTACTTGGAATTGCTGTTGTTGCTGCCGCGTAACATCAAACTTCTTTGCTCCGCCAAAAATCGCCCTCTTATTTAACCCAAGTTCATCGGCGGTTATTGAAAATTCATCAAAGGCTTGGTTGAATAATTTCCTCGAATCTTGCTCTAATGCTAAAACTAAATCTCTTAGTTCTTTTCTGTCCTCTGGGGTAAAACCAAGACCACCTTTTATTATTTGTTGAAGTTTGCCCCTCCATTTATTAATAAGCCTTTGCCCTTCAAAAGTGGTTGCAAATTCACCTTCCCTCACAGTTGAACCCAAATCAGTCAGTTTTTGAAATGACTTAGCAAGAGTTATATCAATTGGCCCTAAATTCTTACCTGTAACTAAAGAACGATTATAGGCAGTCTCAACATTTCTTGTGAACTTTTCAATTATTCTAATATCTTTCACCCTGCTATCTTTAGCGAATTCACTTCTTTGTTGCAAAGTATCTCGTCTTATATCTTTTTCGCCAATAGTTACCTGGACCTGCGCTCTTCCCTCAAGTAGTGTTTTCAGGCTTGCTCTTTCGGGTTCTGTAATAGTACCAGCTCGCTCTTTTGCCTGGAGTTCTAAAATTCTTTGCGCTTGCAATTGAGGTCTGGTTACGGGCCCTGCGCCAGCCACAGCCATGCGCCCCGCAATATCCTGCTGGCCAAGCGATTGCTGTGCCGCAAATTGCTGTGCAAACGGAGCAGTCAATCCCCCGGGCAAACCTAAACCCTGTAACTGCTGGGCTGTGCGCTGTTGTTGCTGTCTTTGTAATATACCTGCAACAAGATTTTGAGCGCCTAATCCTAATCCTGCAAATTGTTCAAACCTTGGTAATACTACTGTGTCTGCCATGAATTAACTCCTATTAAAAACCACCAAATAACAGTTGTGTATTAGTCGGGAAATTCGGGCCTGTTGGTAAGAAATTTTGTCCAGTTTGCCCGCCGCCTAATATATTCCCAAAACCGCCAGCCCCAGCAAATGCGCCAAGTGAGGGCAATAAAGAAGACAATAGCCCTTGCCCCTGCGGTTGAATTACATTTGTAAACGCCTGTGTACCCAAAGCCAAAGGCCCGAATTGTGCCAAAAATGGATTAGCTTGGGGCTGTCCTTCAAGGAATCTGGCCTGTTCTGCGCCAGCCACACCTCTTGGCAACTGTTGTTGTAAGCCGCCTATATTGAATAACTGGCTCAATAAATCCGTCCCCTGTGCGCCCAACCGAGTACCCTGCTGTGCTAATATACCCGGTAATTGTGCCAAATTGCCACCTAAACCAGCACCTTGGAACTGTAAACCGGGTTGCTGCAAAGCCGCTTGGCCTATAAATGGGGCTGTCTGGGCACTTAATCCTAATTCCAAATCAGCACCCGCCTCCGATAAGGCTCTGTTTAAGGCCCCTGACGGGCCGCTGGTTGCGCCAAAGCGTTCTAATAGGTTAGGAACTATATCTTCTTGGAAACCCCTCAGAGCAAGCTGTCTGGACGGCTCAAAGGCTTTCAGGATGTCTTGTGTTGGGTCAAAGCCCAAACCCTGCTGTAATGCGCCTTGTGCAGTACCAAAAAGCCCCTGTCCTTGTGTAGGGTCAAATTGCAGAGCTTGGCCGATAACGGGTGCTAACCCACCAGCCAAACCGAATCCCTGTTGCTGTAATGGCCCAAATGGTACTTCGCCCGGCCTTATACCCTGAAACGGCGTTATGCCCTGAAGTTGACCGCCTTGGAATTGGCCTGACAGGAAATTATTTATCAATTCCAACAAATCCCGTTGTTCTGGTATTAAGGTCGGCACTTGCGTTGCTTCAAAGCCGCCTCCACCGCCACCGCCAAATATACTATCAAATAATCCCATAATATTATCTCCTAAGTTCCAACTATCATCTTTATTCCCATATTGCTTCTCCTGTTAATTAAGTTCCGCCGACCATAACTGCTGTTATGCTTCCATGAACAACGTCGGCATTGTTACTGTTGGTTGTATTTTCCATCCACAGACTTAGTTCTTCATTTCCATTAGGCAAATCAATCATACAAGTTCCTCCCATATTCCCTATATCGGAATTATTGCTGATAGTTCTGTGGGCTTCGCATTTATCTCTTACAAAGGTCGTGGAATCAACCGTCAACCCTGCATGTATTTGTGTATTTGCTGCACCTGTAACCATTTTGAAGCTTAAGTTCCATGTAATATGATATACACCTGCTTTTGTCACAGTGAGATAATGCTGTGTCCCGCCCGTAGGAAAAGTAATACCATTTAGGTCGCCTGCCAGCCAGCCATCTTCTATAGATGTTGTCCCATCATCTTCGACCTCGGCAGGAGTATTTAGAGTCAAAGCAACAATAATTGATTGAGTACCATCTACGTACATGTGCCCAAAGAGAAGCCCCGCCGTGCCTGCGAAAGAGAAGTCGCCTGTGCCGGAGATTTGGACTTCGTTCGTACCGTCGCCAAAAGCTGCATCGCCTAAAACGAGGATGCCATGATTTATCAATCCTCCCGGTGAACCGTCGCCTGTAAATGTTTTATCCGCCGCCGCCGTAAAATGCCCTGCATAGGTAGTTACGTTTCTATCGTTGATGGTACTGTCAAGGCCGTTGTCTATAACAATGGTTTTTAGAGCGTAAACGAATCCGTCTGGTTCATTGCCTACAACGGCCTTGACGGCGTTATATGTACCGTCTAAATGAGCTTCAAAATCAGCAGTACGTACGTAAACAGGGTCTGTGATTGCCCCCGAAATAGTTTTGCCGTCCCATCCAAAAAATGCTTTTGTTCTTATACCGCCAAACTGGTACTGCTTGCCACTAATACCAGAACCTGTAAAATCTTCTTGATGGTTTGCCTCAAAATCGAGTCCAAGTATATTTAGGCTTTGTCCTGTAATGGCTCCAAGAGACCTTGCTCCACCAAATATACCAAATAAATTAGTAGTCCCCGATATACCGTTAATTTCAGAAGCGATCTGTGCACCCACACGATTCCCAGATGGATTAGACCAACACGGTTCAACGGTTATGCCCGCCCGCAGGTTGTTGCTTGTCGGGTTTCCACTATCAGATATAAATTCACCCATAGCGGCAAAACCCGCATCGGATGTATCAGTAGTTCCCACGGCAAGAAGTGTATCGGTGTCACCAAGAGAGCCTATGTTTACCTCTGCGGCAGTGGCTATGCCTGTTACCGTTAAATCCTGCTTAACTGTAACAAGATTAGTTGCAATAGACAGTTCCGCCGTTCCGCCTATCTCTAAAGTAAGTGGTGTACCGCTTGCCCTGTTTATACTGCCTGTGGTGAGTTCGCCTGTGCCCAAACCCAAATTAGCAGCAGTTATATTATTCGGAAAGAGAATGTCACCAGCACTGTCAATCTGCATAGATTGAGGCTGTCCAACAGAGCCTATATAATTATCATTGGGTAATATCAAATTACCATTAGTGTCAATTTTAATAGCTTGCGGCTGCCCTGCAGAACCAATAAAACCGTTGTTAGGAATTATTAAATCCCCTGTTAGTAATGCTAAATCACCGTCTGGATTCAATGTCATTAAAGTAGTTGCACTTGCAAAATCGTAAGCCAATATCTCAGCAATAGAATTTTTACGCCAAATATAATCATTGCCGGAGTCTGTCATCATATTAAACCCTGTCGACCCCTGTGTAATCAATGTAACCCCAGCAGGCGTTCCGCCTATATCTCCTCTCGCCATGAGAAAATTAGTAAGTTCGTTTGTGTTATTCAAAATCAAACCATCGGCAGTAGCTCCGGCAACTGTTATCGTGTGTGCACCAGAACCGATTGTGCCTGAAGAAGAATAATCGCCTGTTCCTGCGCTTATATCCAAATCCGAGCCGGAAATATTGCCTACATCCGCTAAGTCATTGTGAATCGTAACATCACCGGACGCCCTATCAACCGTTATTGCCTTGTTAGTAGTGCCTACTTCGTTCTCATGGTGATACAATATGAGTTCTGCTTCAGATGAGTCGTGTATCCAGGTAAACCCGAACCCCGGGCTACCGTGAAACATGCCAAAGCGGGTATCAAAATCACCGGCCAACGCATCCGCTGTCTGCATATACAAATCTTGAGAGGCCTCTGTGGTGAAAAGGCCTACCAGAACATCGCCCACAAGTTCAATATCGCCGGTAGCGTCAGCTAATATATTAGGATTACCCCTGAATATAACTGTCGGGAAAAGCGTCATTGTCCCGCCTAAAGGAGTAGGCCTTCTTAATATTTCAATGAGAATCTTTTCTTCTGCGTCCGGGGGAGCGTTAAATGCGATAAGTTCGAGCCTTTCCTCTTCCTCTCTTCCGCCCCCGACATCTTCGTTATCAATGTACTTCCACTGAAAACCTTCTGCTGTGGCCGAAGGCCCGTCAGCGGTGGCCTCAAACATATTCAGCACTACTTCGCCGTCAGTAGGGGCCCGTAAATTCAAATCATGTACTTTCAGCAGGCTCTTGTCATTCCAGTCAAAGTCGGCCCCGGCCTGCGTACTCAAATCGGCAAGAACCTGGGTAGCCGTTCTATAACCTGCGTCAGTCCCGTCCGTTCCGAGGAAACTTGTGGCAGTAGCGCCCAGGGCCGTGCCCGCTGTCAGTTCATCCCATTCAGGAGTTGAGTTGCCATAAATAATAGAACCTCTTGTCACAGCATTTGCTACAGTATCTGAATGACGTACAGATAATACATTATGCGTAAGAGGTAAATCAGAAACCACCTGAGAAACCGTTCTATAACCTATGTCAGTTCCATTAGAACCAAAAAAACTTGTAGCGATAGCTCCCAAGGCCGACCCAACCACCAGTTCATCCCATTTGAGCGTTGCGTTGCCATAGATTAAAGACCCTCTGGCCGGAGGTGTACTGTTAGTGGTATCACCATGAGCGGCACTTATAAGGTCGTGAATACCGGTACCGACCGGTCCCGGACTATTATCATCTACATATTTTTTATTTGCTGCATCGGTTTCGGCTGTGGGCGTGGCAAAATTTGTTCCCTTGCCGCCACCAGCGTCAACACCCGCTTCTGTTACCACGGAAAGCAGGAATACTAAGCAGTAAATCCACCCTTGTTTACCCATGTCCCTGACTCTCGCCTTTCTACCTTTATGTTTGTTCCATCATTACGAATTCGCCAATTACCATCTTGTTCTCTTCCTGTGTTATTGGGACTTATTATCTCATAGTGATTTTGAAAAACCCTGTCCAAAAGCCAGTTGACTCGTTTCGGTATTCGATTGAATACAAACCGCTCTATCCACGAAACCAGTTTTGATATATACCTCGGCAGGTCTTCGCCTTTTTTGTAAATCACAAACTTTTCTGTGTCTTTTAGATTTTCCATATTTCAATTTAACATACCTCCAACATCTTGGAAAAACGGAATTATCGCATGAATGCGAGGTCGATTGTTCGTAGCATTGTTTGTAATTTCTATCCTGTGAAAATCAGCGGTTGCAAATACATCAACTCTATGCCAAGCCTTATCATCGGAACCCCTGACAGCCGTACAGGTTACGGTCTTAGTCTGAAATGCAGTTGAGTCGTTATTTATATAATTTAATACATCGAAAGTTACACTGGCATCAACATCTACAAGGAATAATAAATAACCAAGTTTAGCCCTGTGTCCTAACTTGGTATAAGGATTCCACTCGCCACTGATTGCGTTAAATTCGATTGCAGAAGTATCATCAGAATCGCCGCTATTTAGTACAAATATCTTGCCTGCATGATTCCCCATATAGGTCGTGGGAAATCCTGATTTTGTCGGGCCTACATTCCATGCAAAATCTATATCATCCCACGCATCGGTAATATCGTCCCACGTAATGTCGCTTTCTACATTAGAAAACCCCATCGTATGAATCGGCAGGCCGTATGTAGCAAAATTATTATCTTCGTAATTTATCACCACCGCCCTGTCAGGATATACATTACCATCGTCGGGTTGGTCTGCATCGTCAGAAGCGGCGCCATCGGAAGTATAAGTCATTAAGATATGTCTTTCCTCGTCCAATAAAATACTGTTACTGAAAGGAAGCGAGTCCTGATTCCAGTCTAAGACAAAATCAGGAATTAAACTATCAGCCGCAACAACATCCCTGCCATCAGATAATTGAATCCTTGCCGCGCCTACGGCGAACTGACGGTCGTCTTGCGTTACCAAACTCATCTGCGCCACAGAACCTTCGGTATCGGAAACTCTCTCCCACTCGAACGGATTAGTAGAATCGCCTGTCCATGTAAACCGCCATGTACTCCGCTCAAACCATACGTATAATTCATCGCCTATGAAATCCACGGACTTTATGATGTCCGAAGTAGGAGCGTCTTTGAAATTAGCGGTCGACCAACTAAATGGCTGTTTAATATCAGACCATCTTGCACGCTGAAAATAATCCACACCTCTTTCGTTTGTACTGAATGTAATAACCCGTTCTTTGAATACGATTATCAGCAGGCATGAATTTACATCATTAACGCCCGCCCTTGCAACGTCAGTTCCGATGTCTATAGATAGTTGTCTTAAATGAATCCCGTTGTATATCTGGATGGGATTTTTGTTATTGGTTATATAAGTAATATCACTTGCTCCGTCGTGGTTCCAATTCTCAGTCCAGAAGAAATTAGTATTATCGCCGGTAAACGCTTCATCTGAATTCGACGCTATTGCCTTCCCCACAATTTCGGCGGCATTAGCATTGTTCTGCAAATCTTCACCGGCCTGAAACGTGCCTGACACCGTACCTTTATCAAATACAATGGTCCCAAAAGCATCTTGACCGCCGATAGTCCCATAATCTATCATAAGGCCGCCACTGGCGACTGTGGCAGTCACGCCACTCGTAGCGCCTTTTATGACAGCACCTGTGCCGGGCGAAAAGTCGCCTGTTTGATTGGTCTTATTAAATCTAATCTTATTCTTAGTCAAGTCAGAAAACACTTCTTGATTTGCGATTGTTCCTGACTCGACTACAGTGTCAGAGGCTGCATGTTCTATATCAAAAGTATCTGCTGTAGCTGCCTCGATTCGATACGTACCGTTCCAGTCAGCATCTCCTGTAATAGTAATAATCTCATCGGCAGCAAAAAGATGTCCTGTCGAAGTGAACCTTACCACGTTCGGGCTGCCACCCTGGTCAGCGACCGCCGTGAGAACTTTATTTACCAGCCTGCCCGATACAACCTCGTTGATTCTGTTTCGGTCGGCAACGAGAAAATTTTCGGTTGTGCCGGATAAATGATTGAATATCCCCATCACAGGATTAGTCTGCAAAGCGGGATCAAGTGTAGCCGTATTTATTGCAAGTATCTGACCAAACAAAACATACCCTCTGCGTTTTTCAAGAACGCCTCTTTTAATATGGCAATCACTTAAAGTCTCGAACGCATCTTGTGGGGCTAACCATGGGTCACGCCTTGTGTACTTGCCTGTTTTCATATCTAAAATTGGAAAAGGAGTATATGGCATTTAATCTAATTCACAAATTAACATCACGTCTTTATTTCAGTTATTGTTATACTTGAAGATGTTACACCGCCAAGTTTTCTTGCACCATCTACACCATTAAAAGTTGTAGTCCCTGATGAATTTCTGCCTGCTCTCACTTTGAATGTAGTCTCACCTGTAGTCCCTGCGGCCATAAAGTGTGTGAAGTGCATAGAAGGCTCAGGAAAGGTTGTGCCATTCTGACTAAAAGTGCCAGCCAAAGCTCCAGCTGTTGCATCTTGGAACAACGCCATTGTTATAATGGTGTTACCTCCTGTATTTTCTGAAAAATGACCGATAATCTCTATTTTCAATTTGTTGCTGGCATTAGTTGGTGTGATAGCAAGAGTCATATACTCATCACCTTCGGTATTCTGAGGGATTGTATCATCGAAAGGCATTATTGTTGTTCCAGTTGCTACTGCTCCTGTTTGAGTATTAACAACTTGAACAGAACCCCCTGTGTGCGGCGTGTCATCAACATATTTCTTGTTGGCTATCTGTGCATCAGCACCAGGGGCGGCAGTAGTCTTTGTAACCGAAGCATCTGCTAACGTAGTAACACCCGTGCTTTCAAATGTTCCTGCAACAAGAGTGTTTCCGCTTGCGGCCGCTATTGTAAACTTATTTGTATTGACCGCAAAATCGCCAGTTACGCCCAATGTACTGCCAAAAACTCTTGCCGAGCCCAACAATGTCGTAATAATTTCTGTCGAGATAGCCGTCCACGTAGGAGTAGTTGCGGTCAGGATATAAACAGCGTTATCATCGGTATCGACCCAAATTGAACCAAGGTCAGTAGCGGCGAATGCACCACCGTCAACCTGAGTAGTTGGCGCAGAAGCCTGCGAAAATGCTTTAGCGGAACCCTGCGTATGTTCGCCTTGTGCCGCGACAGCCCCGCCAGTAAGAAAACTGTGCTCCCTGCCTATTCCGTCTTCCAACGCAGACCAGTTAGCGAGTATCTGGGGATTGGAATTTCGTAACGAAGTTGACGAGGCCGGTTTGTCTCTGTCGAATGCGCCAAAAACTACTGACACGAAAATACAAAATACTACTGATACTAAAATAAATTGCTTTATTCTATTCTTCATGTTTACCTATCCCCCCTTTCGCCCTCTTACGGCCATAAATGCCTACCAACGCAAAACTCACGATAAGCATTTGCAGTATCAATATCCTCTGATTTCGGGAAGTTGCATAAGCCCAATCGCATAGCTCCTCAGTCGAAAAGTCATAATCAAGCGGAGGGATACTCATTAGCATCCATACACTCAACCCGATAAGGAACATAATTGCTATCTGGGAGATTATTGTCAACGAACGATACCATTTTTTGTTTTTCATAATTACTCCTTTCTCCTGCCAGGTCAATATCCCTTAACCAAAAGCTTTGAATCGACATCTACTATTGTAGAAACGATAATCATTACATCAGCGCCCTCTACATCAAGCGACGCATTCGCAGAACGATTACTGCCCGGAGTTTGTGAACCCCACGAACTAACTACATCTGAAGCAGTTACGGTCACGGCGTCAGCGACCTCAAATCTTGTCATATCCGCGCCTATAGTAGCGTTATTCAAGAAAGTATCGCCATCGCCGCCAATAGTTACATCGAGATTTTCAGATTGAAATGTTCCGCTTTGACTCCTGACGGTAATTACGCCAGCAGCGTCTCCGCCCGCAAAAGTACCGCTTGTTAATGTAATTGATATTACCGTAGCGGTCTCATCGCTCGTTGCGCCTGTCAACAGGTCGCCAGCAACTATAGTTCTTGTTCCACCTGAAGTATAAGCAATCTGGCTGTAGATTGAACTCTGCGTGCCTATAACCCACTCAAGTTGACCGGCATAAACCAATTCAGTGTCAGCTCCCGTAGAGTCCTTGTCTTTGTTGCCGTCGCCCAATGTTCCGAGGTATATCTGGTTTACATAGTCTCCACCATCTGTAATGCCAATTCCTTTGAATTTAATTACGTTCCATCCCCTCGGAATATCGAAGATGGAAATCTCATCGTCACCACTTGACGCAGTAGCTATAGCCGCTTTCACTAATTGGTAGGTGCGCTCTGTGACCGCAAGGTCTGTAGGTTCTGTGCCTGTACTGGTAGTCTCGTCTGCAATTACCCACCTGTACCGTTCCGTATGAACCGCCCCGGGGTCTTTTCGTGCATTGTCTTTGTCAAACTGGAGAGCGGTTTCTGCGCCATATATACTTGCAAACGACAACATCAACACCATTAACAAAATTGTAATCTTACGCATAATAAATCCTTTCTTTTAGTATCTGCCCCTTGTTCGTGCAAAACCAGTATTCTTTTTTGAACTATACCTATGTCTGTATCCAACTGTGCCTGCTCTGTACAAATTGTTTACGTCTGTTGCTGATAAAGCGGTATCATGAATTCTCGCATCACTTAAATCGCCGGTGAATTTCTGGCTCACCATACTTTGGGCCGACCTTGCTCCTATAGTCCATGTATCGTTGGTAGTGGGAAAAAGGTCATTCTCGCCCGATGCTGTACCGACCAAGACACCATCTGCATATAACCGTCTATCGTCTTTGTCAATCCATACTCCGGTAACAAGATGCCATACGTTTAAGGATAGTGCCGTGGAAGCCGTTGGGTCGTTGTCATCAAAAACCCCTCCTTTTGTAACCATGCGTAGAAATCCATTATTTAAGACAACTTCCACAAACCTATCAGCAGCCGCATCCGCAGAACCCTCCAGCGACATAGATAATAGTGTTGCTGTTTGGTTAGAAGCTTGCCTAGCCCATATCGACATCGAAAGAGGATAATCAGCAATTATCTGGTCAGTCTCGGTTATCCATTGTGAGCCATCGAATGATTGACCGGGACCAACCGGGCTGATTACAGTTGTTGTAGCCTTAGCGGGAGTGCCGTGATTGCCGCCAATAAGGTCTTTTACAGAATCCGCACCGGATGTGCCGGTAGGTTCATTCAATTTCCATTGTCCTACAATAGCAGCGGAAACACTGGCTACGCATAATACTAAGAATATAGTTATAAGCTTTCGCATAATACTCCTAAAAACTTCTTTGGACCACTTGGCCTAATAATCTTTTAATCTTATCCGAACGAATCGAACTTAAATATCTTGCAGCCGCGCTTTTGGCATTTGTTGCATCTTCGCCGTTACGCTCTAAAAGTATTACAGCGGGCGCAGCAGCTAAAAAAGGCCCCCACTTGGCGTCACCGGGTACTGCATCGTCATCGGCAAAAGCGGTGGGTCTGTCTCCGATTGACAAGGCTTCAAATTCATATATATCATTTGGTTTTGGTTTAACATATAAATTGCCACCGTATAATAGCGCGGCAAGGGGTTCGCCCCTGTTCTCGAACTTACCATCGGTAAATGTGGCTGTTACGTTATCTGCACTCAAGAAAGTAGTAGCAGGCGTAAAAGCACCATCTGACTTGGTTACAGTAACGTAACCCATATAGGCACTATCGGAATCAGATGTATTCAAGGCATCAAGGGCTATCCTTGGTGTCGCATAACCCGTACCGTTATCGTTAGCCGCCGCCACGGTAATATCTCCGTCAGTATCTATCTTTAACGACCATGCGCCATATAAACCAGCGGGAATAGCGTCGCCGGTCAGAGCTACTTCGCTCGTAGCCTTAGAATAAGACTTTTCTTGAATTCTGTAATCGAAAGCACCGTGTTTGACTTTCGCGGTATCGCCCGTACCTATCGCGAGATTCGGGTCGGTAATAAACTGCTCGTCTTTGAATTGAATGCCGAGATGCGAACTTGTTACAGTAAAGTTACCACCGTGCAAGAAATGGCCGCGATGATAATAGTCGTGAGTGCCAAAAAACAACTCCCTGTCCCTGAATAACTCAATCTGTCTGCCATTGATAGTAACAGGGTCATCTAATCTATCTATGTCACTTGCGATAGAATAAATACCATCGTCGGTTGCCGACATTGCCTGTGTGATAAAAATATCGAACCTGTCAACTTTAGCATCGGATGGAAAGTGATTTACATAATAATCGTTAATCTCTTTATTGACGTCAACATCGGTAATCTGCGCAGTCGAAGGCCGCCCGGTTAATTCTCGAAACAAGGCCCGTATTTCAGAAAGCTTCCATGTTTTGGTATCTACCATTACTTGTCCTTCTTAGGTTTCTTGTCTTTGAGGAATTGCTTCAAAGACTTACCTTCGGCCTTGGCCGCTTTTGCGTGCTCTTACCATAATAACCTCGAAAAAAGAGAGGGGGTTTTAAAGCCCCCGCCCTATGTTTCGACTTATCCTTCAGCTTGTAACCTGAACGGTACCTCATCGGTTTCGCCGGTACTGCCGGTTTGTACGTTATCAGCGGCAAGAGCCAGACTAAAATCATAGCCAGCAGTAGAAGTGCTGGTATCGACAGCCGTAATTAGTCTGTTCCTTACGACAAATACACCATCACCTTCTTCATCAATGGTTAGTCCAGTGGCGTTTATGTAATTGTCGGTGATCCAACAGTTACTTGATTGAGTTTCGTCCCAATCTATGCCAATGCCAGCAGTCATAATGATATTATTGGTAATCCTGCAACCAAAAATCCGGTTAGTGTCATCAACAATCTTAATCGCAGAAGCCGAAAAACCCAGATTTACATTAACTCTTGAAAACTCGCAATTATTAACTACAAGCCATGAAGATTCTTCAGCTTGCAAACCAATAGTAGTTGAAGTTCCACCGTCAAACAAACAATTATGGAACTCAATACCGCCTTGTGTATCAAGGTCGAATATTGCAGTAGCGCCTTCATCGGTGAACATCATATTGAAGAATCGGCAACCAAGATACGAAACCGTATCAGGGATTATCCATGTGCCTGTTATGCCAGCTTTCTTATAACCGTCATTACTGCCAACGCCAATTATATCTGTCTTTTGGGCCATAGTAGTTAAGTCTTCAGTAATCTCATCTGCCCTGACAAATATAGTGTTGCGAGACGCGAATGCCCGTCTTGAAGACACGGCTATATTGGCATGACTTGCGGCCATTGCGGCAGAAAGCGTATTATACGCGTCATCCCACGATGTACCATTGCCTGCGGTGGTTTTGTTACCATCAACATAATAAACCGTGCCACCGGATAACATCGACCATATCCCTGACGATTCTACGATGTCTTGATTGAGAATGCCCATCCATCGCCTTAGCGTTTGGTCGAAATTACCAGCCTGAACATTGACAAAATTAACTTCCGCAAGCGGTACTTCGCCAAAGGCAGTAGCGCATAACATTAAAACTATTGTTAGTAAAACCGTTTTCTTGAACATTATTTTGCTCCTTTCATACCAATAGATTTGTTGAATTTATCAACTTCGGCGTTGTGAACATCGACTTCTGCGTTGTGTTCATCATTCAAGTTGATATGGTCGATAATACGATTGAAGACTTTCGCCACCTCATCAATACTATCGACTTCAGTTCTTCTTACTCGTTCCATTATTTGCTCCTTAAATTAACACTTCTTCTTTTGGCGTAACCTTGTCAAGAATTTCCATGTCAGTTACCATACCGAACGGGGCATCGTCTGGCGCTTCGCCTAAATGGTCAAACGCGAACCTCGGCTTACTGCCCGTCCTCTTACATTGTTCACCCATTTGGCCCTCAACAGTTGAACCGGTCGGCACACGACTGTAAACAGGAGTTACCGCCTTTTGCCTGAAGAATCTAATATGAAACTCCGACAAGACGTGAACCTGACCGGGTATGAGGTGTATAATATATTTACCGCCAGTAGCGATAGTGTGCGCTGCGTCATCCTGCTCGATGTTGGTAAATATATAGTACCCTCTTTTGCTCTTCTCGATAGCTAAAGTCTCAGGCGATGGTTTCACCTCAAGTTTCTTTATACCAAGCAACTGTCTCGCTCTTGCTAACTGTAACTCTGTCGGCTTTTCAGGCAAAACGACATCTATCTTGAGCACTTCTGATTCAGCCATGATAGACGCACGTTCGGTTTGTGCTTGCCGCTCAGCCCTAATCTTTTCCTGAATCTCAAACTCCTGCCTCATCCTTGTCTCGAATTCGGCGGCAGCTTGGGGTGTAAGGCCCGGCTTTTTAACGCCCGTCACTTTCTTTGCCTCAATCGCCGCTTCCAACTGTTCGGCACTGCCACTTGCTGAGATACCCAACTTTTTGGCCTCAGCCTGTAGTTCGTGGTAACGTCCTAATCCATTTTTTGGTTTGTCCATTGTAAAAATCCTTAAAAAAAGTTATTGTTTAAGCATCGGGGTCGATGCCGTCTGTCCATCCATCTACGTCGCCGTGGTCAAGAACCTGGTCTGCCTGAACTGCGTAATAATACATTTCCTGACCATCAACCGTAAGGGCCGCTGCGATAACAACGCCCTGATAACCGCCACGCTGGAGACTTACATTGACTTTCTTCCACACGACAGAATTGTCGATTACGTTCTCGCCATCAGCATCGGGCCACGTCGGTTCGGTGCTACCACCTGTACCGGCTGTAACACACTCAAAAATAGAACCACGGTCGGCTGCACTGCCTACGGTCGGCTTGATATACGTACCCGGCGCCGTCGCCGTTCTGGCTGTTGCAGCAGTTGCTCTTGCCTCTGTCCATTCCTCAATCGTAGGTATCTGCGAACCCGTGTCGTAAGCCGTGATACCTCCGGCGTCTGCAAGGTTAGCCGTTACACCTTCCTTGATACTGAATCCCTCTTGTTTTCCACTGGCCTGGTCTTGTTCCATTCTCCTGAACCATTCATAAATATCTATGTTGGCGTTGGTATGGAAATCGACAAGCCTGATGTAATCAGGGATAAAGCCAAGAGGTAGATTTATCAAGCCACCATCTTGCTCAAAATGTCCAACTTTAATTTGATTCATAATATTTTATCCTTTCTTTGTTTATGCGGTTGTCGTCACGAGGACGTGTCCGAAGTTGTCATTGAGGATTTGGGCTGCGAAATTCTGCAACCAACCGAGTGTGGTAAACCGCTGCAACGGAGAACCAACATGTTCCTTTGAAGTAAAGATAAGCGGCGCAGACGCCGAGTTACCTTTAATCTTGAC